CGCAACATCGACTACTGGAGCAAGGGCCCTGGGCGCGAGCGGTATATAGAGGACTCGCGCGGGCGCTACGACCTGACGCAGCTCGAGAATACTGCGCCGCCAGCTGGAGGTAAGCTGTGAGTGGGTCCGTCTTCTTCGGTTTCGACGGCGTCGAGTTCGGCTCTGACACCGCGGCACCTTACTTCGCCAACCGCGACCCGGCCGCAGGATCGACGGGGCACCCGATCGCTGACCCCGCGATCTTCGACATTAAGGACGACGGTTCCGACGTCGTTTTCAACACCATTGTCCTCAACATCAATCGCGGCGCGGGCGTGCAGCTCGCATACACCGGCTCGACTGGCCTGTGGTCGAATGGCTACACGGGTACGGTCACTGAGCTGACCGACGGCGGCCGCAAGTATTACCGCTTTTCAGTCACACCTCCAGGTGGGACCTGGCCGAACCTCCAGCTGCTCACATTCGGCGCAGTGGCCGAAGACGTCGTCGGCCATGTGATGAATGATTCGTACACGGCGACGACGGCCGACGAGGCGGCGCCGTATGTGACGAATCGAGACCCAGCGCCAGATGCTACCGGAGTAGCGTCGGACGCCCCGGTCAACTTCGACGTGGAGGATGATCATTCGGGGCCTGACCTCTCGACGCTCTGGGTGCGCCTGGGCGGCCTGGTGGCGATCAATGGCGGCGTGGCCCAGGCCGGGTTCACCGGCAGCTCCGCCGCACTGGTGGGCGGTAAGATCGAAGTAAGCGTCGTGCCCGACATTGGGTATGAGTCTGAATCCACGCAGCTGGTGGAGCTGGTGGTTTACGACACCGCGGCGGTGCCGAACCAACTCTCGACGTCGTGGGGCTTCACGGTCGAAGAGCTGCCGGTAGCTAGAGAGACCGGCTTCTTGGAGGCCTGGACGGATGTCGTCGGGACCATCGACAACGAGATCGGCGGGATGCGTGCCACGCGACTTCTCGCGGCCGCGGCCATTGGCGTTACGACGGTCGAGGTCGAAACCACCCACGGGTGGGAGGACTCTGGCAAGATCGGCATTGACGGCGTCGTCTACCGATACTCTGGAAAGACGGCCTCGACGCTCACCGGCCTGACGCACGTGTTCAACGGCGCTACCGTCTCCGGCCTCAAGAAGGGCCACGAGATCGAAGCGGCCGTGCTCGACCTCACCCAGACCTACTCCGCCCTGGACAACCTCCGGCGCGCGATGTGGGTCAACTACGCCGAAGGGGAAGACCTCACCACCATCGGCCGCAACTATGGTGTCTCCAGGTTGCCGGAGATGGCTGACGACGACGTCTTCCGCGAAGTGGTGAAGGTCTTAGCCTACAACCCGAAGGGCACTACCTATGGGATCGAGCTGCTGCTCGACGTCATGCTCGGGTCGGGCAACTACGAAATCTTCGAGGACTTGATCGCCTTCAACAATACGATCTTCGTCAACATCGACGCCGACGCCGTGATTAATGACGAAGTACAGGGGAAGGCGATACTCGAGGCGACGGAGAGCGTTCGGGCCGTCAGCGACTACGCCGTCACCCTGGGGTCAGAACCCGACGCTGTCGGTAGCGTGGTGCTGCGAGACGAGCGCATCGACACCGTGCTGCTGACTCCGCCGGCAACGGTGCAGCGCCCGAGCGCGTTCAACGCCATCGACTACGATGGGGAGACTCCACCCGGCCGCCAGGTCTGGCTCTTCGTGGGCACGACCGAGGCGACCGAGGTGAACCTCATTGCGGCTGAGGGCGCGGTAGAGATCTCTTCGCTGGCCCAGGTCCAGTACCGGCGCGAGCTGCGTGTGCAGCCTGAGTCTCGCGTGCGCTTCGGTGCAACGGTCACCGTCCCAACTACGGGTACGCCGGAGAGCAGCAACCCGAACCAGGCGGCCATGCTGCTTCACGACACGGCCAGGGCCATCGGCTGGGGCATCGACTCCGACACCGGCAGCACCTTCAAGCTGGGACTGGTCGACACAACCGGCAACAGCTTCATCGGCACGGCCCTGGTGCTCAACCGGGACACCTACTACGACGTCGAGGTGGTGAAGAGCCGCGACGGCGCTCGGGTGCAGCTCAAGGTCGACGGCGTAGTGCGGCAGGACGTGGCCTACAGCGCCTTCCCGGTGACGGCCGGTACGAACCACAAGGTGGACGTGGGCAATGCGGCCGGGGCGCTGACGAGCAGCGCGGACCTCCGCTTCAAGCGGCTGCGGGTGCACGTGACCACCGACACCGACTACTGGGCGGCGCGTGGCGCGGCGGGCTCGGTGGCGACTGCGAGCCCGGACCAGTTCGACTGCGGTATCTTCGGCTTCTTCCTCAATCCGGCCGACGAGACGAAAAGGCTGGAAATCAAGACCTCGGCCGCAACCAACCCCCAAGGGGGTAACAACAAGGGTCGCTGGCTGGTCAACGATGTCATCACTTCGGACGTGGTCGAGCTGCTCGGTGAGCAGCAGACCGGTGCCCAGGTGGACGGCGCCCAGCCGACCCGCATCACCATCCCCGACAGCCGCCGGGCTTTCAAGTTTCCCGATGACCTGGGGAAGAAGGTGGTGCTCACCGACGCAGACATCCCGGCCAACGATGGCGAGTATGTGATCTCCGTGCTGCGTGACCCGGACACGCTCGCCGACCTGGCGGCCGCTGACACGCCGCTCGAGAGCTACACGAACGTCTGCGAGGTCGTCGGGGCCTCCTTCGCTTCGGAAGCAGAGATCGATTGGAAGCTCAAGCCGGTGTTCGTCACCGAGGCGGGCCTGGAGTGGGAGCTGTCGGACGCAGGCGGCTTCGCGGCCGCCACGGCAACGATGCGCCAGACGCTTCCGTTGACGACGGGTAGCGTGGCGAGGGTCTTCGATGTCCTCGCCACCCATTTACCGACCGCGCAGATCCTGCCACTATCCGAGGCGATGAATTTCCTCGTGAGTGAAGGACCGCCGCCGACGTTCGACTACTACCCGTTCTATCTGACAGTGCCCTGGGGGTACATTCAGAGCTACGTGGACGATATCACGGTCGCCGGCGTCATCGCCGAGATCGAAATGACGACGGGGTAGCAAGATGCACGACCTGTTGAGAGTGGACGCCAACGAGCGCGTTGACCTGCGCGACTTTCAGTTCGCGGTCAAGAACGCGATGGAAGACAACAGCCGCCAGCTCGCGGCCAACTTCCTCACCAGCCCGGCTGGTGTGAGGGCGTGGATCGTCGACGGCTTCGCTATGTCTGACGGTGGCGCGAGTCAGCTCGTGGTGCAGAACGGCGTGGCCTTCATCAGCATGGACCGCGACGGCGAGGTGCTCGAGGGGGTGCTGGCTACCGAGGGCGACGCGTCGAGAACGCTCGACCTCACTGGTTATTCCAACGCCGTGCACGGCATCTACCTGCGCTTCTCCCAGGTCGAGGGCGAGGAGAAGGGCCGCATCTTCTGGAACAGCGGTTCGGACACCGAATATAGCCAGTCGGTGACGACGCGCTACCTGGCCAACTGGGCAGTGCGCGTTGAGCGGACCAACCCCGGAAGCGACTGGCTCAAGATCGGCGAGGTCAACCCGACGAACATCGCCGGGACGCTCACCGACCAGCGCAACTTCTACTTCGAGGGCAAGGTAGACGACGCGTACGCTACCACCTGGGGCGGCGGCACTGACCGCAACGCCGACCGGCAGCAGTACGGCATTAAGGATCTACAGACCTTCGTCGACATGACGAAGGAGGCCTTCGAAGAGCTGCGCTCCAGCTCGGGCAACCGCCGCTGGTGGGAGGCGGGCATCCGCGACCTCGACCTCGATACCGGGCCGCTGCGCGTCGGCTTCACCGGGGGCTCGCCGCCGGACGCGAAGTCGGTCATGGTCGGCGACGACGGCTTCTACATGGGGCTGCTCGTTGGCGGCACCACGCCCTATATCAACTTCGATTCGGGCGACCAGCTCTTCTACTCGCGCTCGTTGAATCAATGGCAGTGGAATATCAGCGGCTGGCGCATGAAGCTCGGTACCGATGGGCTCATTCTGGCCCAGGGTCTTGTCGTAGGATACGACGGGACGCCGGCTAATGATCAGGTGTGCGTCGGCGACCTCAATTTCAAGCTCGATTTCAACGCGAGCCTCCCGCAGCTCAACTTCGATTCGGGCGACCGGCTCGAGTATGACCGGACGGGTAACGCTTACAACTTCCGCATTGGCGGGACGCTCGTTGGCCAGTTCCAGACCAATGGGCTAGTCCTCGACAACAATGGGATCATCGCCGGCTACCAGGGCACGCCTTCGGGGACGCTGGCGGCATTCGGCGCCAGCCCGTCCTATCAGATGTTGCTCAACTGGAGCAGCGATCAGCTCCCGCTATTCCAGTTTGACCCCAATGACTTCATCCGTTACGACCGGACAAATAACCTGATGGACTTCGTCCTTGGCGGGGCGACCTTCCTCTCCCTCGACGATGATCCGCCGGCACCGCGGCAGAAGTACGTCAAGGCACACCAGGACTTCATCGTCGAAGATGACGACTTCGCGCTGGCCATGAGCACGAACCCGAGCATCTTCTTCGACGGGTACACCAGCCTGCTCGCCGACGACGTCGACTATATGACCTTCCGTCGCAGCGACGACACCAAGGGTCAGTGGGAGCTGATCATCGCAACGGGCGTGGCGCTTGGGGCTAACTGCCCCAATGGGACGCAGTCGTCAGCGCAGGCCTGGGCGCGAGGCCGCTTCTCGGTGGGCTTTGACCCGGCCGCGGCTTTCGTGGCGCCGGACTACTCGCTCAGCGTCGGCAGCGGCGCTTTCTACATGTCGGAGTGGGAGGCGGGCCTCACCGACCCGCACATCGCTTTCGACGGCGTGGCCGACAGTCTCCTGTACGATCGGAGCGCCAATGAGTTCCATTTTCAGGTCGTCAGCAACGTGCGGGCGAAGGTCACTCAGATCGGCGTCATGCCGGGCGCGAATGACACGCATTACCTGGGCTACACTGGTACCGACTGGTTCGCCGGCGTATATGCGCGCCATGGCGCGTTTAAGGAGGATCTTCAGGAACTCACCTCGGACACCCAGGTCATTATGCGCTGCGGTCAGAATGCCGTCGTCGCACGGGGGCGTATCGGGAACAACGGTACGCCGGGGGTGCAAGCTGTCATCGGGGATCACTTCAACATCATCAATGCGGTGATTCAGACGGCGGTGTCCCCGCACACGATTGTGGTGACCTTCGATCGGCATCTCGACGTGAACGATTCGGTCCACGCCGAGTTCGTCAATGACGCGAGCGGGACATTCTCGAAGTGGAAGACCGCAGTGCGCTTCATCAGCACGAACCAGATCGAGATTCAGGGGTACGACACCGCGGCGCACACGCAGGGGATACCAATCACCGACGTGCTGGTCACTGTCATTGGGAAGCCCAACACTCTGGTGACATAACAAGGGGACAGACGATGAAGATGGCAGAGTTCAAGGAGGCAGTGCAGGCGCTGCTCGACGGGAAGGCTGGTGGAGACCCAGTCATCGACTTCGTAGTTGAGAAGTACCGGGCTGCGCGCCTGGAGTTCGCCCAGGCAGCGACCGAGCTGCAAAAGGTGGAACGCACAGCCGCGTCGCTGCGCACCCAGGCTACCCGAGCGGAAGGAAAGGTCTCGGGGTACGCTCGAGACCTCGAGCAACTCTTGGGGCTGGAGGAAGACGATGGCGGAAGAAGAGCGGAACGGGGAGATGGAGCTGGACGGGGGAACAGTGCCGGAGACGGAGAGCGGCCCGCAGCTGACGCTTGAGGAGCTGCAAGAGATCCTCGAGAACGCGCGCGAAGAGCCGATGAAGCTCGCCGCGCTGGGTGTCCAGCTGCTGCGCAAGCTCAGCAGCACCACACGCCTCGCGTTCATGGCGCTGATGCTGTTGGCGCTGGCGATGTGGTCGCCGTGGTTCGGCGGGTCGGTCGAGATCCCGTCGACCATGCAGACCGTGCTGCTCGGCGTGATGGGCGCGCTGCTTGGCGGCAAGGCCACCAGCGCATGGCGCGCCGGCCGGGAGTAGACCGCGCCCGGGGGAGGCAACGTGTTCCTGCCATTTCTCGAGAAAGTCTGGAACGGCATCAAGGCGGCTGCCCGCTGGTGCGTCGATCACTGGTACGTGCCCCTCTTCGTGGTGGGCGTCGTGCTCGGCTTCATATTGTCTGGAAAGCTGCGCTCGCGCGGCGGCCCGACCGAGCGCACCAAGGTCGAGCTGGAGGCCATCAAGGCGAAGGCCGACGCGCGCAAGCTCGCGGCCGACCGCGGCCACAGCGCAGCCAAGGCGGAGGTCACCGCCAGGTACGTGCGCCGGCGCGAGCAGCTCAACGAAGAGCAGAGGAAGGAAGCGGAGGCCCTACGTGAAGACCCACAAGCTCTGGCTGCCTATCTGGTCCGCGCTGGCGCTCGCAGTCGCCGCTGAGGCGCGCCCACAGCCCGCAGAGGCCTGCGACCCGGACGAGCCTACCCACTGCGCCGTCCCGCTGGGCGAGGGCGCCCCTGCGCCCTTCACCGGCCAGCTGGTGACCACGCCCCTGGCCATCAGCCTGGGACAGAAGGCGGAGAAGTGCAGCGCCTGGACCCAGCTCGAGGTTGAGCGCGTTGCCGAGCTGGGCGCGGCCAACCTCACGCACGAGAAGGAGCTGCGCACCATCGACCGGGACGCGTGCCGCGAGAAGACGGAAAGCCTGGAAAAGGCGCTCGAGGAAGTCGAGGCCAGGCCGTGGTGGGAGCACCCGGCCGTCGTCGCGACCGCGGCCATCGTCGGCACCACCGTCGTGCTCACAGGGCTCTACATCGCGGCCGTGAAGACGATCCAGACACTCGAGTGAGCAGAAATTTCAACCCGCCTGTAACGATCGCGTCCGCGATGTGTTTTATCTGGTATGAGCTTTCGGGTTCATCGCCCAACCGCCCCCAGACAGCGCAGAGCGCTTAGGGGGCGGAAGAGCACCGTAAGGGTCCCGTACATGTCTATGTACGGGTCCCTAACGGGATCCAAACGGAGACGCATACGGAGTATGAGTCGAGACGTTTCCAGACACTGACGGAAAGCGTACCGAGAGGTGGAAGCCACCTCTCGGTAGCGGGCTTCGCCCGCTGCTCTCGTACGCTTCGCGTTAGCCTGGGGGAGAGGGCTTCTTCGGATGTATCCCGTCACTGCACCGGCCGTCACCTTCGAGGTCTTCAACGGCCGGACGAATGTGCACGGCGCGCCGCCGAACCTACTCGACGCGCTCGAGTCTCGGCTGGCCTACCCGAGCGCGCTCGCCGACGCTGAGGAAGATGACTGGAAAGCGCCCGGCGACTGCGGGGGCTGGGATGGCTGGGTGCGGCTGCTCCGCCGGCCGATGACGATCCCGCCCTGGTTCCCGACGGGGCTGCTCGAGATGACGTCGAGGCTCTGCGCGAGCTGGGGCTGGCACGTCAACTACCTCGACCTCCGCCAGCGCCCGGCCGACGAGATTCCAGAGTTTGCTGATCTCGAGCTGCGCGACTATCAGACCGAGGCCGTGCGCGTCGGTGTCGAGGTCGGCCGCGGTGTCTTCGACATGCCGCCCAGGTCGGGCAAGACCCGGCTGGCCGTCGAGCTGCAACGGCAGCTCAACCACCCCTGCCTGTGGATCGCGCCCACCGACCGCATCGTGCGGCAGACCCGCCGGGTGATCGAGCAGTACATGGGGAAGCACTACGCCGTGCACGCGGAGGGCACGAAGAAGTGCACGCCCGAAGAGCTGGCGAGCGCCCGCGTCGTCGTGTGCACCGCAGCGACGGCCGTGCGGCTGCCCCAGGAGTTCTACGACACGCGGCACATGATGATCGTCGACGAGTGGCACCACGGCGCCGCGAAGACCTACCGCGACATCTTCAAGAAGGCCGACCACATCTTCTACCGCTTCGGGATGACCGGTACTTTCTTCCGCAGCGGCGAAGATGACCTCGCCATGCACGCGCTGCTGTCGCAGACGCTGTACAAGGTGACGACGTTGGAGCTGCTCGAGCGCGGCTTCCTCGTGCCCACGCGTGTGCTGTTTCTGCCAGTGCTCGACGCGGAGCGGCTGCCGTCGCAGATGGGCTCATTCAACGTCGGCCACGGCAAGTTGGGCATCCACGAGTGCATCCCGCGCAACGTGCTCGCCGCCAGGTGCGCGATGCACCTCTGGCAGCGCGGCAAGAAGGTGCTGATGCTCGTCGGGACGAAGGTCCAGGGCCGCACGCTGCTCGGCTACATACAGTCGATGTTGCCGCCTAAGAACGGCACCGAGTTCCACAGGGTGGAGTTCGTGTCGACGGACACGGCCCGGCCGGTGACCGAGCGGATCATTGACGCCTTCGTCGAGACCGACGAGGTGGGCATTCTCCTGGGCACCTCGCTGGTCGGTGAGGGCGTGGACCTCCCGAGCGCAGACGCGCTGGTGTACGCGCGCGGGGAGCGTGCGGAGGTCACGCTCACCCAGAGCGCCTTTCGGGTGTGCACGGCAAAGGCTGGAAAGTCGGAGGCGCTGATCGTGGACTTCGCCGACCGACACCAGAAGAAGCTCATGGAGCACAGCAAGGAGCGGCTGCGGGTCTACTACGAAGAGCCGACTTTCTCCGTCGATGTGATGCAGGGCCCCGAACAATTCTTCGCGGCCGTGTAGCGTTTCCGGCTGCCGTGTGTTTTATCCAGTAGGAGGTGACGTGTGACGCTCATAGGTAAGAACGGCCCGCCGCTTTCAGGTCCCGGCGCCGGCTTCTCCGAGGCCGACGTCTTGCGCTCGCAGCTCGCCGAGATGCAGGCCAAGGTGCAGCTCGCCGTGCTTCAGGCCCAGGGGCAGACGCTCGCGGCGTCGTCATTCAAGTCGATGGCGATGTCGCTGGTCATCGCCTTGGGCACCAAAGAAGCGGAGGGCGTCTTCACCGCGACGGTCGGTGAGCAGACGATCCAGTCTCTGCCGGCCGAGTATTTCCTCGAGCAAGGGCACGACGCGGTGACGGGTAACTTGTCGCTTAGCGTCGTAACACCGGACGCGGGGCCGCACTACCTGGCGCTCAAGAAGCAGCACACTGAGGCTGAGGTGCAGGCCAAGGCGCAGGTGATGTCGGCGTTCGGGCGCGGGCCTGGTGTTTGACGACGACGGAAGCCGTGTTACAGTAGGGACTCGTTGAAGGCGCCCGGCTGGCAGCTTGAGTCCCCATTCACTGCTGGCCGGGCGCTTCGTTTATGCGGGAGGTGAGACGTGTTGCAGCCGGAGACCATGGCAGAGATCCTCACAGCCGAGTCAGACCCCGAGCACCTCAAGCGGTGGCTGAGCGAGAGCGGCCGCAAGTTCATCGTCCTCAAGGCGGACGACCTCGTCGACTCGCTCCAGCCCTGGCCGGAAGCGGCCGACATCTTCATCGGCATGGTGGAGGGCTACCGCAAGCACCGCATGAAGACGCTCAGCTCGCGCACGATGAAGGCGAAGCACCCGGTCACCAACGTGCCCATCGACGTGCCGCTCCAGAAGACCGACGTGCTCGAGGTCGACGAGCTGGACCGGTGCATCCGATTCCTGATTGGCCAGGTGACCTCGCTCGACGAGAACTGGTCCCTCGACAACCCACCACTGTAGGAGGTCGCCGTGCAAACGGTCGTGACCGTGATGTCAGGGAACAAGAAGACCCTGGCAACCGTCGAGTTGAACTACACCGTTCCGCCGCGCAAGCGGCTTATCTTCGAGGCTGCCTTCCGCAACGGGTTTCCCGGCGCGCGTCGCTTCTCCTGGGTGCAGGGCGAGGGGCTCTTCGTCGCCAAGCAGGGTTGGGGGCGTCTCGGGCGCATTCACGACCCCAGGCGGTGCCCCCGGCCGCAGCGACTGTTGCCCAGGGAAAGGCCGCCGGTGCTCAAGGCGTAGGTGTGCATTGGCTCTGCTACAAGCTCTGACGTCTCGTCACCGGGCTCAGGTTGAGCTGGTGGAAGGGCGTTAGGAGGGACGATCTGGACTGGCACTGGAAACGCGGGAAGCCTCTCGACGAACCAGCGCCATGTCCGTATGACTTCGACCGGGGGTGAGATGCTCCATGACCCGCGCCTGCTACTCGAGGACTTCAACGGCTATCGCGCGAAGACCTACAATGCGAAGAAGGTCTCGAAGAAGAGCGGTGGTCACTTCGCCATGCGGCCGCTACGACCGACGCAGGACCGCATCGACGCGCTCACCGCGATGCAGGCCTGGTGTGAGGGCCACGGCATCGACGCGCGGCAGTGGCTCTACTACCTCTTCAACAATGTGCGGAAGTGGATGTACGCGCCCGACATCAAGCGGCCGACCCACCTGATCAACGAGAAGCGCGTCGCTGACTTCAAGCAGTCGGCGGTGCCCTACGACTACACGGCCAAGATGCAGGCAGAGGCCCAGGTGCGCGACGTCGTCTACCAGCGCACGCACAATCCCCAGGTCGACCTGCTACCGGCCGCGGAGAACACGAAGGGGCGCTACCGCACGCTGCGCCGAGAAGAGGTGTGCTTGAGCTTGCTTCGCGAGACGTACGGCTACCACCCGAAGAGCAAGCACTGCCCAAGCTGCCCCCAGGCGGGGCCGTGTGAGGCGGCGACCCGGCGGTTGTGGCCGGTCGACGTCGTCGAGCTGAGGTTGAAGTGACGCGGAATACCGACGACATTGACATCAAGACGATCAAAGATCTGGAAAAGCGCTTGGCGAAGAAGATCGAAAGGCGCGGCCCGGATGATTGCTGGTGGTGGAAAGGCCGTCGTCGGAAGTGCGCGCAGGCTCCTACTATGCGAGCTTTCTATTCCGACGGTACGCCCGGCGCTATTCCGATCCCGAGATTGATATACCGGATGCTGCATGGTGATTTGCCGCCGTTGACCGCCGTCGCCCACAAGTGCGGCAATTCTTGGTGTTGTAATCCGGACCACCTCATTCCTGGCGGCCGCCAGTGGTGGCGAGAGTAATGCAGCGCCAGCCGGTCCAGGCATACACCCGGTTTCCCTTCGACGCTGACTACCAGCGCGAGCTGCTGCGGATGGTCTGCGAGGACCAGATCTTCTCCAACGCGGTGTCGAAGTGGCTCAAGCCCGAGTTCTTTGGCGAGGGCACGCTGGCCTGGGCCTACTCGCTGATCGAGCGCCACCGCGAGCAGTACAACGTCACGCCGTCGACGGGTGTGCTGGTGAACGAAGCCGCCAAGCTCGACCCCCAGGTGCGGCAGCTCTACGCGGCCAGCATGGATCGCGTCAGCCAGATGCCCTTCCGCGACGAGCAGTGGCTCAAGGACTCCGTCGTCGACTTCGTCCAGCGCAACATCTTCGCCGAGGCCTACAAGCAGAGCAAGGACCTCTACAACAGCGGCCGTGTCGGCGAAGCCTACGACGTCATGCAGCGCGAGATGGAAGAGGTGCGCTCGGTGACGTGGAAGCTGGTCGACCGCGGCTGGCTCGGCAAGGAGTTCGCCCAGCGCAACGCGGAGCGCGCCAACTACGACCCCGGGATGGAAGCGATCCCGACGGGCTTCCCCTGGCTGGATAACGACATCCTCGACGGCGGGCTCAGCCTGGGCGAGCTGGGCATCTTCGTGGCCTACGCCAAGATCGGCAAGAGCATGGTGCTGGTCAACTTCACCGCGCGCGCGGTGCGCGGGGCCTTCAAGCGCGTGCTGGTGTGCGTGCTCGAGGGGAAGCGGCAGCAGTGGGAGGCGCGCCTCGACGCGTGCTTCTCCGGCCAGCTCTACCAAGAGGTGAAGGAGGGGCTCACCGGTCAGGCCTATCAGGAGCTGATGGCCCAGTACCGGTACTTCGAGAACAACGTCGTGGTGCGCGGCTTCACCGACGAGTGGGACTACACGATCGAGCATATCTGGCAGGAACTGCGCGAGCTGCGCACGCACTTCGGCTGGGTGCCCGACCTGATCGTCATCGACTACGGCGACCTACTCAACGGCCGCGGCAAGTTCAACTCGACGTACGAAGAGCAGAAGGCGACCTTCCGTGACCAGAAGAGCCTGGCGAACAGGGGCTACGCGGTGTGGACGGCCAGCCAGGCGACGCGACCGAAGGAGAACGCCGACCGGCCGCACCTCATTCGCGCGCGCAACATCGCCGACTGCTACGAGAAGGTCCGGGTGGCCGACTTCATCGGCACGATCAACGCGACGCCGGAAGAGCAAGACGCCGGGCTCATTCGCATCTTCGCCGAGCTGTACCGCGACAATTCGGCGAACAAGCTCTACGAGCACCGTTGTGACCTCACGCGTTCGACGATCTACGGGCAGGAGAACCGCAAGCTCACGCCGGAGAGCTTCGTCGGCGGCGCGTCGGGGGAGCAGTACCAGTTCGGGTTCACGCAGCAGCAGGCACCAATATGAGCAATCGCCATAATCATCGCCGCGACGAGAAGCGTCGTACCGAACACGGCCCACGCTTCGAGGATAATAATCCCGGGAAGGGGTGTAACAGTACCCACGTTGCCAGGGTCCGTCGATGGTGGAAGCGATTTGCGAATCGAACTACGAGGCGGCTCGGGCTGACGTCAAAGAAGTATCGAGGGGGACGGCCGCGCGGTGTCTGACCAGCGACTCCTGCGGATGGCGATCGAGCGCTTCCGCCTCCGTGACTACCTGCGCCAGTACGGCGCCCAGGGCGGCGGCCTGGGCGAGTGGGTGATGACCTGCCCGCGCTGCATGGGTGAAGAGAAGCTCGTCGTCAACGTCGGCAAGACGGGTGCGCCCTGGCACTGTTGGAAGTGTCAGGTGAAGGGGCCGCCCGACTACCGCGGCAAGCGGCGTGTGCTCCACGGCGGCGGCGGCCTGATCAAGCTGGTGCAGTGGCTCGAGGGTTGCGACCGCCGGCGCGCCATCGCCTTCATCGTCAGCGGCGTGTGGTGGGGCAACGCCAACGTGGGAGAGCTACCGCGCGAAGAGCTGGTGGCGGGGCTGCTCGAGTTGAACGTACAGGCCCGTCCGGTGCAGCCTCCGCCGCACTGGCGGAATTTCGTTGACGGCCAGCACCCCTATTTACTACAACGCGGGATCTCGTTTGCGGATGTGCAGCAGTTTGGTTTAGTCTGGTGTGACGACGGGCGCTACCGCAATCGGTTGATCTTTCCGGTCTGGGAGGGGGGCGAGATGGTCTACTTCCAAGCGCGCGCGATGTTCGACGGCGCCCCTGGAGACAAAGGCCACCGCAAAGCCCTCAACCCCTCACGAGAAGAGTCGAGCGTCACCAGCGACGAGGTGCTGATGAACCTCGACCAGGCGCGGCACTACCCGCGCGTGGCCGTCACTGAGGGCCCCATCGACTGCGTGCACGCCGGTGCGAGCGCGGTGTGCACCTTCGGCAAGGTGATCAGCCCAGTTCAGATCGCGAAGCTCCTGCGCGCGGGCGTGCGCTCCCTCGACCTGATGTGGGACCCGGAGGCCGTCGAAGAGATGCGCGCGAGCGCGCCGCTGCTCTCCGAGCTGTTCGACCTCCGCGTGGTGCAGCTTCCGGCCGGCACAGACCCAGGGGACTTGCCCAGAGAATATCTCGACCAAATGCGCGGGCTCGCGGGTACCTATTCCAAGCTCGCATGGTTGGAGTGACGATGCCGAGAAAGCCGGACAAGCAGCGCATTGAAGCGAGCCTTCCCGTCGACATGGTCGATCTCGTCGACAACCTGCGCATGTCGCTGGGCCTGACGAGGTCCGCGCTGGTCTCCGTCGCCGTCGTGCACTTCTGCGCTGAGCTGGCCGCGGTCTTCCCGGTGCCCAAGAGGCAGGAAGCCTTGTCGAAATTGGACAAGTTGTTCCGTGCGGCTCTCGCGCGGGCTCAGAATGCGGCGTAATTACGATGGGTTGTGATTTTCCATACTTTCCATATCAATCTTCACCCGGTTTCCGGGGTTTTCCCGGGAAAATTGGGAAAGGCGTTATGTTTCAATCACTTGAAAGGGGACACCATGGGAGCATCCATTGGAGGGTACACGGGCTGCTGGGAGGACGTGCTCACCCTGGTCGACTGGCTAGCCGGCCAGCTCGCGCCAGTGCTGGGTGAGATCGACGACACGGCCTGGGATCGAGACGACTACCGGCACGAGCTGCTGCTCGTGGCCATGAACGCGGCGCTCGCCTTCCGCCGTAGGCACCAGGGAACCTTCACCGACGAGAAGCGCTACATCGCCCGGTCGCTGTGGAACCGCTATCGCAACTGGGCTGTCCGTCGGTGGCACGGCTACACGCGGCTCAGCCTCGACGATTTCCTGACATTCGAGAGCGAGGGGGTGCGCTACGAGGGCTACCTCGAAGCACGCGACGCTTTACATTGTCTGGAAACCATGATGCCATCAAAGAGGCTGGAAACTCTGGTCGCCTGGGAGCTAGACTTCGGGCGGCCGGCAGACCGGCGCGAGCGGCAGCGGTTGCGCACCAGCGCGTCGAGGGCGCGCGCAGAAGCTCGGGCGCTGCTGTAACGTCTGCGCGTCTGGTGTGTTTTATAGATCAGGAGGACTCGAGGCATGGGCAGCATCGATCGAAGCGCGCTCGAACAGCGCGCCAACGCTCTGGGCGTGCCCTGGACGCACGCTACCACCGACGACGAGCTGACGAAGCTCATAGCGCACGTAGAGGCAGGAAGGTCGCCCACGGACTTCGGGACCATCGAGTGCCACGGCATTCTCTGGGACCCGACGTACCGCTGGGACCCGACCACGTCGGAGAGTCAGGAATCCGACGACTGCTACAGCTGCGACCACTTTAAGTCTGGAAGCTGCGAGGCGGCTTTCCTGACTAACGTGGAGCGCGCGGCGGCCGCACACGGCGAGGATCTCGCGGCCATCGCCGACGAGCTGGAGACGAGCACCGAGCTGATTCAGCTGGCGCGCTCCAGGGCGGCCAGCGCTGCCGCGGCCGGCGACAACGGCGCCGCGGGCGCGCAGGGGCCGGCGCCCGAGCCGGAAAGTCAGGAAAGCGCCCAGCTCGACCTCGAGCAAGAGGCTGGAAAGCTGGAACAGGGCGAGCCGCCCGCGGGCGTCGACGAGAATGAGGTCGGCCTGGGCATCCCGGCTGAGGCCGTCGGCGGCCCGCCGGTGTCGACGGACCCCCCAGCGACCTATCAGCTCCCAGAGGGCGCGGCCACCTTGGCGCTGGGGCCAGCGACAGCTCCGCCGGCCGGCACCTACCAGCTGCCTGACGGCCAGCCGCCGACGATCCCGCCTGGTGCTTCGGTCGAGGGCACCTGGCAGGAGCCGCCCGCAGCACCCCCCGAGCCTCCGGCGCAGCCCGCGCCTCAGCCCGCGCCTCAGCCCGAGGCCCAGGCACCCGCAGCGGAGGCTGTCGCGCCCCCTGCGGCGCCGGAGGCCCCACCGCCACCCGACCCGACGCCGCCAGCTGAGCCTGCGCCCCAGGCGCCCAGCGAGGCGCCTGTGGACCCTACGGTGGCCGGGTCTGCCGAGCCTGCGGCGGGTCCGGCAAAGTCAGGAAAGCAGGCCAAGAAGAGCCGCACCAAGAAGGCGTCCCAGAAGCGTGGCCCAAAGAAGCCTGCCGCGTCTGCATCGGCACCGGCCGCCCCCAAGAAGAAGCAGCAGCGCGCCCGCAACGAGTGGGGCGAACACACGTACGGCGCCCGGTTCGAGCGGGAGCGGTCCAAGAGTCCGCTGATCGCGGGACTGGAGCCGGGCACGACGCTGACGCGGCCGTGGAAGGGGCAGGACCGCACGGTGGTGGTGCACGAGGACCACTACAGCTACCAGGGCAACAAGTTCCCGACTCTCTACGCGGTGACGAAGGAGATCACGGGGACGGTGGAATACGAGTCGAAGAGCAAGAAGGATCCCAGGGAGCAGCGCAAGCTCTGCCAGTGGAGCGCGGCGAGGTTCTGGAAGCTCAAGCAGAAGGAGAAGGCCCTCAAGGAGATCGCGAAGAAGCGCCAGAGCAAGAAGGACAAGGGTTCGTCGTCAACCTGACGACGGGGACGCGCGAGAGCGTCGCCTGGCCCGGGTTCCCTTCGCTCAACATGCTGATGGAAGACGGCGACAGCAAGCCGGCCATCTTTCAGGTGTGGTTCTGGGCGGACTCGATCAGCCGGTGGGTATGCGTCACGCCACGTCGCTCTCAGGCGGTAGCCTCTGGAGTGATCGAGCTGACGCCGAACGACGCGCTCATTCTCCAGGCGGTGATCGCCGGGGGCGTGACGCTCGAAGATGCACTGCTCGACCTAGAATCGTAGTCGATGCTATTCCAGACGCGCGCATGGACGATTGACGTCGAGAACATGCCTCCGAACAAGGAGGTGGTCCTCACGCTCGAGCAGTTCTGGGGGATGATGGCCATCCTCCGCGAGTATCGCGTCATCGGCTTCGACTTTGAGACGACGGGCACCGAGTGGTACAAGCACGCGGCCGGCGTCGGCATCGCCCTGGGCGTGATGCAGGCCGACGGCACCGTGCGCGCTTGGTACGTGCCCTATCGCCACCTTACCGGCGAGCCCCAGCTCTCCGTCGAGGTCATCGGTCCACCCATCGCCGAGCTGCTCGCCGACCGCGGCGTGATGAAGGTCGCGCACAATCTCAAGTTCGACATGCACATGGCGCGGCGCGAAGGCTGGAAAGTTGAAGGGCCGCTCTACGACACGATGATCGCGGCCAGGCTGTACGACGAGAACAAGCGCATGGCGCTCAAGTTCCGCGCGAAGCACGACCTGGGGATCGAGGACGCCGACGAGTGGGAGCAGCAGCTCCACGACATTACCGTCGACAACGCGAAGCGCCTGGGGCTCGGCATCAAGAAGTACCTTTCTCTGTACGGCTACGGCGAGGTGCCCATCAAGATCTGCGGCTTCTACGCCTGCTTCGACATCGACTTCACCTTGCAGCTCTGGGCGAAGTACGAGCACTTCGGAGTGTCGACGAAGTACCCGCGAGTCTGGCCGAACGAGATGCGCCTCGTCGAGGTGATCTGCGACATGGAAGAGGCCGGGCTGCCCATCGACATCCCGTACATGCTCGACCTCAAGGAGCGCGCCCGGCAGGAACAGGAGCGCGTCGGCAATGACCTCCGCCAGGCGATGGGCGGTGTGAGCTTCAACTGGGGCTCTGACGACGAGGTCCGTGAGTATCTGATCAGTTACCTCAAGCTACCATTGTGGCGCCAGACGGACACCTACCAGATCTCCGTCGACAAGGCGGCGCTCAGCGAGTTCAAGACGCGCAGTCCGGTCATCCCGTTGCTGCTCGAGTGGCGTGATTTCGACAAGATCCTGACGACGTACACCGACAGCATCCTCGACAAGCTCGACGCCAATGGGATGCTGCACGGCGAGTTCCAACAGGTCGGCACGAACACCGGCAGGCTGAGCTGCAAGAAGCCCAACTTTCAGAATTTCCCGAATGACGACGACGATCGCGCCATGAAGTATAGCGGCAAGCATCTCGAGGACGGCGGCTTCGACCCGTTCTCCGTGCGCCGCGCGTTCGTGATGCGGGACCAGCGCACCGTCCGGCTGCACATGGACTACAGCCAGATCGAGCTGCGCGTGCTCGCCTACTACAGCGGCGACCCGGTGCTGACGAACAGCTATCTCCAGGGCGAGGACGTGCATACCCGCACGTCGCTCGAGGTCTTCGGCACCGACGCCAAGCACATGCGGCGCATCGCCAAGGTGATCAACTTCGGCTTGTCCTACTGCATGAGTCACTACGGGCTCTCACGCAACGCCAACATTCCCGAGGCTGAGGCCGAGAAGTACATGTCGACCTTCTTCGAGAAGTACGCCGGCATTGCAGCCTTCCGCAAGGTGTTCTGGCAGCAGGCGCGAGAGAACGGGTGCGAGTTTCAGAATCTGTGGGGCCGTCCTCGGCGAGTGCCGTATCTCAACAGCGAGGTGCTCAAGTCGCGGGCCGCCTCGGAGCGCAAGTCGATCGGCACATTGATCCAGGGCACCGCCGCCGAGCTGACACGCGAGAGCCTCACGCGCCTCGACGACTGGTTCAGGGCGGAGAGCTTGCCAGCGATGATCGTGAACACGATCCACGACGACATCGCGGTCGACGTCGACGTGAGCGCGCTCGCCTACGTGGCGCGCGGGATGAAGGAAAGGATGGAAGCATTCCCCGAGTTCGCGCCGATCCCGGTGATCGTCGACGGGGAGTGGACGAATACCAACTGGGCGGAGAAGAAGCCGCTACCGTTGTAGGAGGAAGCCGTGAGCCAGGCGCCGAACGTGCCGCATCCGCACTTGGACATCTTGAAGTCGATCAGTCTGCCTTTCCAGACTTACATCGCCGATGAGAACGGGGACATCAAGCCGCACGTCATCGTGTCGTCGGAGATCCTCGCCGAGCTGGCGGTGAGCGAATACAAGCTCGAAGAGCAGAACGCGATGAACCCTGCCCAGGTCGGACATTGGGGCCGGATGCTCGCGGCCGCTGAGCGCTCCTGGGAGATCGCAGAGCGTAACTACCGCGTGTGGAGGTCGCGCTTTGTGATGAACGTGCAGAGCCCGGAGGGCAAGCCCGACGGGTGGAAGAAGCCCAGCGACAAGCTCGCCGAGGCGATGTATCGCGCCGACCCGCAGTATGACGTGCACCAGAAGGCCGTCGAGGCGGCGAAGGAGAGCTACAACGCCTGCAAGGGCATCCTCGACGCGTGGAAAGAGAAGGCGCGTGCGATCAACGTCGCCGCGAGACGGAAGCACCAAGACGGCGCGATGTAGCGCCCGGAGGAACCAATGAGCCAGAACCCGCAGCAGCCAGGGTACCCGCCCCCGGGCTACCCACCGCAGCCCCAGCAGCCGGCCGCGCAGCCGGCAGCCTACCCACAACCGCCCGCGGCGGTGCCGCCGCCGTATGTGCCGCCACCGGCGCCGGCGCCAGGTGTGCAGGGCTATGCCCCGTCGCCGTACGCACCGCCGGCCGGCTACCAGCCGCCCGCGGGCGCTCCGCCAGCGCAGCCGCAGGCGCAGCAGATGCCAGCGCCCCCAGCGCAGATGCCGGCCTACCAGTCGGTGGACTCCGGCGCCATTGCGCAGGCGTACCAGGGGATCGAGCGCGGCGACGGGACGCGGAAGAGCGGCGGCGGTGGTCGCTTCCCGATGTTCTTGGTCAAGATCCCGCACTTCAAGTTCCAAGGCGCGATCGACATCGGCTTCGCGATCTACGGCGTCATCCACCTCCTGCCGCACTGGGCAACTCCGGGCGAGGTGCCCTTCCGTCTCCAGAAGTCGCACTTCTGGAAAGGTGGCCAGTCCAAGCCGCAGGGCAACTCGATCAACCACGTCGACGGGCAGTGCTTGATCTGCGACAGCCGCAAGTACATCCTCGACAACCTCAAGGACGGCCCTCTCGTCGAGCGCGCGCGCTCGGTCGGCTTCATCCGGAGGAAGTGGTTGTACAACGCGCTCTTCCTCGAAGACCCGAGCGTGCACCTCTACCGCGACGGCCAGATGAAGCCGTTGATCCTCGACGCCGGCAAGAACCTGCACGCCGACATCAAGCAGCTCGTCGACACGCGCGGCCCCGTCGCTGTCTTCGACCCGCAGCAAGGTCGACCCATCAGGCTCAGCAAGACCAAGACCGGGCCCGAGATGCAGAACGTCGACTGGGGCTGCATCGACCTCGACGCTCAGCCGATCCCGCAGCAGTTCTGGCACTGCTTGAACAACCTGTGGAACCTCGACGATCTGGTGGCTGGCCCCGACCAGGCAGCGCAGATCGCCGCGGTGCGCGACATGGGTCTACCGATGCCCGGCGAGCCGCTCATGCAGGCGGCGACCCAGGTGCCGCAGCAGTATGGCCAGGGCTGGCAGCAGCCGCCGCCGGCAGCTGCTCCGCCCCAGGCACCTCCGCCCGCCTACGCGCAGCCGGCCACGCCCTACCCGGCGCCCCAGGCCGCGCCTCCGGCAGCCTACCCGGCGCCTCCGGCCCCTGCGCCGGCACCCTATCAGCCGCCCCCGGTCGCGGCCCCAGCGCCAGCTCCTGCGCCGGCGCCTCCGCCGCCGGTGTACAGCGCGCCAGGTGCGCCCGCGACCACCTACGCGCCGCAGCCGGCCGCCGCGCCCCCAGCGCCGGCCGCTGCTCCGCCCGCTCCGGCGCCCCAGGCGCCGCCAGCGGCCCCTCAGCCGCCGCCACCGCCTCCGGTGAGCAGCGCGCCTCCCCCGCCAGCTCCGGCCCCAGGTGCAGCGCCTCCGCCGCCCCCGCCGGTGCCGGCGACGGCCCCGCCCGCAGCTCAGCCGGCCGGGCAAAGTCTGGAACAGCTACAGGGTCAGCTCGAGGGCAAGCCCCAGGGGTAGGTCATGGCGAAGCGAAAGCCGGCGAAGGCGAAGAGGCGGAAGCCGGCGCGTGCTCGCCAGCCCCGGCGAGACCCACTGGCAGAGTTCGGAGCCGCCATCGGCCAGGACGGGCACGCGCAGTCGCTCACCCTGGCCGATGACGTGCTCTCGAAGGTGAAGACGTGGATCTCGACGGGTAGCCTCGCGCTCGACCGCCTCATGGCTGGAAAGGGCGTGCCGTGTGGCCGCGTGACGGAGATGTACGGGCCCAACCACATCGGCAAGTCGACGCTGCTCGACCACATGTTCGCCGAGTGCCAGCGCATGGGCGGGTACGGCATTCTGCTCGACATCGAAGGCGCACGCGACGAGGCCTACACCCAGTCGATCGGCGTCGACATCTCCAGACTGAGCGTGCTCGAGTTCGACCGCGCCCACCTCGTGATGGAAGAGGTCGTCGACAAGATCTTCGACTCGATCGACTTCTGGTATCGCGAGTTCCCCGACGTGCCCATCGTCATCGGGTGGGACGCGCTCGGGAGCACGCGCACGCGCGACGAGGCGAACAAGTCGATGGGCGAGGACCCCATCGTCGCTGCGGCGGCCTCGGTCATGCGGCGGGCGTGCCGCGCCATCATGCCGCACGTCGGTGGTACGAACATCGCGCTCGTCGTCTGCAATCACAGCTACACCCAGGTGCAGACGAGCGGCGGCGTCCAGCGCCAGGTCACCTACGCGGGAGAGGCGCTCCGGCACGCGGCAACCTTCCGACTCAAGCTCCGCTCGGCGTACCCCAACCAATGGATCAAGTCGACGGACGGTATCATCCTGGGGCGCCAGATCATTATCAACGTCGAGAAGAATCGCTTTGGCAATCCGTGGAACGAAGCGCGGGTCGCGCTGATGTCCGGCCACGGCATCGACAACGTCTGGTCCGTCTACGAAGAGCTGAAAGCGCGCGGCTTCATCACGACGAGCGGGTCGTGGTCGGCGATCAACCTCGACGGCGAGGTGCTCAAGTTCCAAGGCTGGAATGGGCTCAACGCCAAGATTGCAGATGACGAGACGCTATTTCCCAGGCTCGTGTCGGTCTACCAGCAGCTGGAGGCGTGATGCCAATCTACGAATACGAGTGCACGGGGTGCTTCTATCGCTTCGACGACATTCGCAATGTCGACGACGTGCCTGACGAGATCGCTATCGACTGCCCGAAGTGCTCTCGTACGTGCATGGCCAAGCGGGTGAAGGTGACGCCGTTCGCGCACCGCTGGAACCATCAGACGGCCGCGATCATGGCCGACGGGTCGCGCGTGAAGGGGCACTTCGGCAAGGAAGCGAAGCGCATCAGGAGGAAGAAGTGAGCGAGCGGGAGTCGAAAGAGTTGGACAGTGCCACCGTGGGGCCGAGCAGCGTTACCGTCAACATGGACGCGGGGGCCGTCGACGCCTTCTTCCGCAACATGGGCTTCAACACGAGTCAGATGATTCGCCAGGTGGGCGCGAACAGCCGGGCGCTCGTCGACATGAAAGCGCTGATGCGCGAAGGTGCCGACCTGGCGTACAAGGTCATCGAGTGGCTCGACGAGGCATCGGAGATCCCCGGCGTGCCGCCCGAGGTCAGCGAGCTTGCTGACTGGGCAGGGCAGATACAGGTCGGCGTCATGCCCCGCAACAAGAACAAGGAGGCGCTCGAGCGCGTGATGGGCTTGATCGCGGTCATGGCCGGAGCGCTTCCGGAAGAGCTGCGGGAGCCGATGCCGGGGATCTTAGAGGACCCGAACCTTCAAGCGGTAGCGGTGCCACCTCACGCGGCGCGCGCGGTGCTCGCTGTGATCGACTTCCATCGTGGCTGGAACAGGAGATCGCTGTGATCATCTTCACCGACCTGCACCTGAGAGAAGAGAGCGCGGCCACCGTGCTGGGAGAGGTGCTGCCGGGCATCCTCCAGGCGGCCCTCGCGCACAATGACCTCGACGTCGTCTTCCTGGGGGACTGGTGGCATGTCCGCAATCGCATTCCGGTCGTTCTACTCAACGCCGTCGACGCGGAGCTTGCGCGCTGGGGTGCTGCGGGCGTTCGTCTCCGAGTCTTGCCGGGTAACCACGATCAGGTGGATGTGGCCGGGCGAAACGCTCTCGAGGTCTTCGACCGCCTACCACACGTTTCCGTCTATACAGTTCCCACCCGGGACGCCGATGGCCTCTGGGTGCCGTACCGGAAGAGCGTCGACGAGCTGACGCGCCTGGTGACTTACGGCCAGTCGGAAGCATTGAAGGCCGGCGACCAGCCGGCCGTGCTCTTCGGTCACTTCGGGGTCACCGGCGCGCTCAAGGGCGTGAACATCTACGACGACGACGGCGTGCCGCTCGAGGCGCTGCAAGGCTGGCCTATGGTGCTGCTCGGGCATTACCACCGCCGGCAGCAGCTCGGCAACGTGCAGTACATCGGCAGTCCCTGGGAGACGCGCGCCGACGAGATGGGTGACCCGAAGGGCTACGCGCGCCTCGTCGACGGCCAGCTCACCTTCTACGATACGGCCTGGGGGCCGAAGCATTACGTCATGCACATCTCGAAGGGGCAGCCCGTCGACGGTACCGGCCTGCGGCCCCAGGACATCGTCCACGTGCACGCCGAGCACGACGTCAACGTCGAGGCTGTCGGCCACGCACTGAGGTCGATGGGCGTGCACAACCACACCATAGCGCGCGAGGTGGCGCCGACGGTGGAGCGGCTCGAGGTGCCTCAGCAAGAGGGCGCGGCGCCTACCTTCCGCGCCTACGCGGAGGCCTTCATCCGCGCGCACCCGTGCGAGGTGCCCGAAGAGCTGCTGCTGTCGACACTGGCGGAGATTGTGGAGTAGGCCATGCGAGCGAAGCGAATGCGGTTGAACAACTATGGCTCGTTCTACGGGCGGCACGAGTTCAACCTGGGCGGGCGCGGTCTGGTGTTGATCGACGGTGACAACCGCGACGACCCGTGCACCATCAGCAACGCGTCGGGCAAGTCGACGCTCATGGAGGCGCTCGACTGGTGCTGGTACGGCGAGGTGCCGCGCAAGGATGACGCCGACTCCATCGTCAATGAGGAGGCGGAGAAGGACACCTTCGTCGAGGTGGAGCTTGAGGACGAGGACGGCACCGAGCTGCGCGTCCTCCGTTTCCGCAAGGAAGGGAAGAAGTCTGGAAAGAGCGGCGTACGCCTCTTCGTGAACGACGTCGAGCAGACCTTCCTCGACGCCAAGGAGACGCAGCTCGAGATCAACAGGCACCTGGGCATGGACCGCCACGTCTTCAAGGCGGCGGTGATGTTCTCCCAGTTCGATCGCTTCAACTTCGCCGAGTCCACCGACGCTGAGCGCGTCGAGACGCTGACGAAGATCCTCCAGCTCGAGACCATCGACGTGTGGCTGGCGAAGGCGAAGGCGCTGCGTGACCAAGCCGCGAGCGGCGCCGCAGCTGCGCGTGAAGAGAAGGTACGTGCAGAGGCCGCGCTCGACTCGTCGGCGCGCATCCTGGTCGAGTATGGCGAGCAGCAAGGGCGGTGGGAGACCGAGCGGCAGACCAAGCTCGAAGACCTGGCCAAGTCGCGGGCGGAGGTCGAGCAGTACCTCGAAGAGACGCGGCCGCTGGTGGCCGGACTCGAGCGCGACCGTGCAGCGCTCTCCCAGGCTGAGGCGGCCCGACCGGCGCCACCCCCGGAGATCGCCCAGGCCCAGGCCGCGCGCGACCAGGCGATGCAGGCGGCCGCGGGGCTCAACGGCGAGGCCCAGGGCTTCCTGCGCCAGGCGGCGGAGGTCGAGCGCGAAGTGCAGCGCTTCGGCGCGCTGAAAGTCGGGAAATGCTCCACCTGCGGCCAGGACGTCACCGCCGAGCATCTCCAGGCGGAGGTCGAGGCTCGCGGGCAGGTCGCCCAGAGTCACGTCGCCGCGGCGGAGGCGAAGAGGCAGGAAGCGGAAACTCTGGAAAGCGAGGCCGCTGGCCACGCGGCCCAGCTCGAGCAGCTTTCCAGCCTTTACGACGCCGAGCTGCGCGCGCATGGGGAGAGGGTGCTCGAGCTGCGGCAGAAGGTCGACGCCGCGGCCAACGCCCAGGGCTACGTGCACAGCGCTGAGCAGTCGCTCTGGCGCATTGACGAGGACGTCCGCGGGTGGACGGCCGCGGTCAACCCCTACGTCGAGAAGCTCGCGGCGACCCAGGAAGAGCGCGCGAGCCTGGAGCTGCGTCTCGGCCAGCTCGTGCAGCACGCGGAGGCGCTGCGCCTGCGAGAGGCGGCCTTCGACTACCACGTGAAGGCGTGCGGCCCGAAGGGCATCAAGTCGTACATCCTCGACGCGCGGCTGACCGACCTCACCGAGGCGGCCAACCGTTGGGTGCAGCTGCTCACCGGTGGCGCGATCTGGGTGCAGTTCACCACGCACGGCATGACGACGAAGAAGACGCTGAGCAACAAGGTCGAGGTCAAGGTCTTCAAGTACAACGCGCGCGGCACCGTCACCGAGCGCGGCTACCGGAGCTGGTCGGGCGGCGAGAAGGGCAAGGTCGCCCTGGGCATCGACTTCGGCCTGGCCGCGCTCGTTGCCAGGCGCGCACACAAGCGCTTCGACATCCTGATCCTCGACGAGCTATTCCGGCACCTCGACGGCGCGGGGAAGGAAGCCGTCGTCGAGATGCTCACCTACCTGCGCCAAGAGAAGAGCAGCATCTTCGTCGTCGAGCACGACGTCGACTTCGCCGACGCATTCGAGAACCGCATCGTCATCGTCAAGGAAGGCGGCCGTAGCCGCATCACCGAGGGAGGTAACAGTGAGACCCCGAAACCGCGCAGAGCGCAAAGGCGCACACGTCGTCCGGTTCGTTCCCCTGTTCGAACATCCGGAGAAGCCTAGCGCCGTCGTCGAGGGCCCGGAGCACTACATCGAAGGGCAGCTCGAGGAGTTTCTCGTCGTCAGCGTGCCCCAGGACATCACGCACGCCGCTGCGGAAGAGCTACAGGTGAAGCTCAAGGAGCAGCTGGGCGACCGGCCGATCATCGTCATCACTCACAACGTCACCTTCGGGCGTCTCGAGAAGCTCTCGCCGAACGAGGCCGCGCGGGTGATCCATCGAATCGAGAGCGTGATCTATGACAAGGGTGAGGACACCGGTATCTGTGACGCCGACGGCAACCCCATCCACGTCGGAGACCTCGAGAAGGGAACCGCCAAGCTCGCAGTGGTGGACGGGCCCTTCGACCCCGACAACCCCGACGACGTCAAAGGACTCGCCGCCGAGCACATCGACCGGTCCTACGTCGACAAGGGCGGAACAATCATCGAGCAGTCGGGAGCCGGAGAAGACGAGGGCGGGGGCGATAACGGCTCTGGGGATTGACCCGGGCTTTGCGGCCGGCGGCGCGGTGGTGCTGCGTCAGGACGCTCAGGGTGCACCGATACGCTTCGTCGACGGCGTGGTGCTCGAGACGAAGAAGGCTGGAAAGAAGGAGCGCAAGTCGCTGCGGGTGACCGACGACGACGCGCGGCGAGTGCGAGAGATCTACGACATGGCCGACGAGCTGCGCAAGCGTCACCACGTCAACGTCATCGGCGTCGAGGCCTACATGCCCTTCGGCAAGAACGCGAGCGGTTGGAAGGCCGGCGGCATCTACTACGGCTTTATGATGGCAGGCCGCGCGTGGGGTATCCCGGTGCTCCCCTTCGTGCCCCAGGATCTCAAGCGGGCCTTTCACAAGAAGCAGAACGTCAGCAAGGCGGCGATCGGTGATACACTGGCTGGAAAGGTCAACGGCCTGGGCGAGTTCGTCGCTACCCTGGCGAAGGGCAAGCGCGAGCACGTCACCGACGCGGCCGGGCACGCGTACCTGGCCATCGTCGAGGCCTACAACCTGCGTCAAATGATGGGAGTCTGAGATGATCTTCCTACTCAACAGGGAGCGCGTGATCAATGAGGTCATGGAGTGGTTCCAGCTCCACGCTTGCAACGCGCTCCAGATCCCGCTCGAGAAGTTCACGGTCGAGCTGTCCGTCGATGAACGCGGCAACATGACGCCCAACGTCGAGGTCGCCCGGGAGGACATCGAAGGCGTCAGCGACGAGCAGTTCTCTGAGCTGATGGCGGGGCTCTACAGAGTGGCTGTGGGTATGTTCCACGACCGCAACGAGGGGTTGAAGGAATGTCGAAGAAGCACATCCAAGACGGCTTCGGCCGAACCGTCCCCGACTACCTCCTAGAAGAGGCGACGCGGACGAAGAAGACGAAGGCGACCGTCGACATCCACCTGCCGTCGGAGAAGCCGGACCTCGAAGAGCTGGCGCGCACGGACCTGCGCACGGTAGCGAAGCTCTACTACGTCACCGATCTGCACGAGTGTTCCGTCGAGGACATGGCCTCTCTCGCCCAGTTCTCGTCGGTGTCGCTGAGCACCCTACGCGCTTGGTGCACGAAGGACGGCTGGGTTGAAGCCCGTCGCCAGGTGAAAGACGACTGGCAGAAGAAGCTCGAGAGCAAGCTCGGCGAAGAGATCACCCGGCAGCGGCTGGTCTTCCTCGACGAGATGCAGACGATCTGGCAGCAGGGCATGAAGATGGTCGACCTCAGCAAGATCGGCGAGCCCGACGCTGACGGTATCGTCGCGCTGCCGAAGACCTGGGAGGGCGTCGTCGGGGCGATGGTGAAGCTCGGCGGCATGATGGATCAGATGGCGACGTCTATCCGTGACGACGTGGCGCCGAAGGAGAACGCCCAGGGGAAGGGCGGCAACCGGCTGCAAGTCGAGCTGGAGCTGACAGAGGAAGAGTCCCAGGGCGCGGTCAAGGCCATCCTCGAGAAGCGACGGCTTACTACCCGGCAGAAGGCCGGCATTGAAGACGAGGACATACTCGATGCCGACTACAAAGAGGTCAAGTAGGTGGACACCTGCGCAAGCGGGGGCGCTGCTGATCGGCATCGGCGCATACGGCCGGGACTGGTTCAAGCGCAAGACGGGCAGGACCATCCCCGCCATCATGGCCCAGGCGCGCAAGCGCTATGGGACGGCGTCGCTCACCAGGGGGACGTGGTCGCTGCGCAAGGCGATGGCGGAGACCGGCTACTCGCGCTCGCAGCTCCTGCGCGCGCAGAGCGCACTGGGGCAGAAGTGGCGGCGCACGTCGGCGCGCGGGCGCTACATCATCTCCGAAGAGCAGCTGCGGGAGTTGACCGACTGGCTGGTGCACGACTACTGGTCGACGTCGAAGTCGCTCTACAACTGTCTCTGGTGCACGACGACGGAGCGGCCGACCTATGCGATCGGCCTGTGCCGGTCGTGCTACAAGGCGCACGCGCGGCGCGCGCACTCGTTAGGGGTGCCCGTGGCCTTGTGCGGGCAGCGACAGTTCGTGTTAGCTTTGCAGGCCGAAGGGGTAGAGAGTGACGTATTCTGGAGACCAGCACTGGCCCGGCTCGAGATGGGGATCGCACTTGACTTCCGACAGCTCACTACGCTTGGGCGATTGGCACAGTCTCTTGAGACTAGCGGCGGAGCTGCGCGCGGACACGGCGACGGAAGCGTTTGTCGATCTGGTGGAGGCCTGGTGGTCGTCGACGAACCTGACGAAGGGCGAGATGCTGACGGTGTTGAAGAGGGTTCATAACGGGCTCGCGTTGAGCCCCGCGTTCAACGAGCGCGATGCGCTCGAGGGCGCCTTGTCGACGGTGATGACGGCTTGGGCAGCCGGCGCCCCGTCAGGAGACGTGGAACAATGAGGCTACGCACAGCGCTGTCGCGCATCACGAAGTTCAAGGGAGGCGCAAAGTCGGGAATCTTGCAGGGGGTCAGATTCATCCCCGCCCAGCCAGGCGTGCACCCGGCCAGGGTCTACGCCAGCGATGGGTCGGTCGGGTGCATCCTCGACTGTGAGCCCGACGACGAGCTACCCAACGCGGTGGTGCTCGGGGAGTTCATCGACAACGTCGTAAAGGCTGGAAAGGAAGACCCCTCCTTCGTCGACGACGGCTACGGGCGCGTCGTGGCGTCCGTCGGGACCTTCGAGCAGAGCGTGATGGGCGCTCCACCGTCGGACTTCCCCAGCGTACCGGAGATGCCGCCCGACTGGATCAACGTGCCGCTGTGGTCGACGGTGCGCTCGGTGGCGAAGTTCACCGGCAAGAAGAGCGACGGCGGCCGCGCGCACGTGAAGTTCTCGCCCGAGGGTGTCGAGGCCAGCGACACGGTGCTGATCGCGCGGGCGGAGGTCCCGGGCCTGGGCTCGGGCCTGGTGCCGGTGTCGATGTTCAAGAGCTGGCACGCCGGTGACGTGCGCGTCGCGTTCTGGGGCGGTCGGATGTACGCGCAACGGGGCGACGACGAGCTGCGCTTCGCCGAGCTACAGCGCGGCAGCTTTCCAGACTTGTCGAAGGTGGTCCCGACCCAGCACAACGGGCCGCGGATGGTGGTGCCCCTCGACGACTTCTCTCGCGCGTGCACCCAGGCGATGAAGACCTCGGCGCACAAGGCGGTCGAGCTGCTGCTCGGGCCTGACGGCGTCGTGGTGAAGGCCTACGCGAAGAAGAAGGACGATCCACAGGCGAAGGCGGTCATCGCGTCGAAGACGCTCCAGGGTGGCGACGAGTGCCGCGCCATCGTTGCCGGCAAGGGGCTCTGCACGCTGCTCAAGGAGTGCAAGACTCCGGCGGTGGTGCTCGCCTACATCACGCCTCAGACCCCGGTGCGCGTCGAGAGCGGCGCCTTCGTCGGCTGCGCCTGGCAGCTCAGCGAGGTGTCGCCATGAGCAAAGCGCGTGCGTTCTGGGGGCAGCTGACGTCGTTCTCCCGTGAGGTGCTCGAGGGCTGGGGCCTGCCGAAGCAGAGCCCCTGGGGCAAGGCGAAGTGGAAGTCGGCGCGCCGCGGTGCGGTCGTGCACCACACCATCGGCAAAAGCCTGGAAAAGGTCGCCCGGTGGTTCTGCGACCCGAGCTTCAACGCTGGGGTCTGCGCCCACGTCATCGTCGGCCAGACCAAGCTCCCCGAGCTGCAAAGTCTGGAAAGCAAGTACCCCGCGGTCGCCGAGCTGCCGGTCACCGTCGTGCAGTGCCGGCCCTGGACGCAGCCGGCCGTGCACGCCACCTGGCTCAACAGCACCTGCTACGGGCTCGAGCTGATCAACGCCGGCGTGCTGTCGCCCCAGGAGGGCGGCTGGTTCGACAAGCGCGGACACGCGGTGCAGCCGATCGCCCAGCCGGTGAAGATGCACGGGCGCTACTGGGAGCCCTACACGCCCGAGCAGATCGCGGCGACGGTGATGCTGCTGCGGATGTACCGCCACGCCGAGCCCGACTCGCTGATGCGTAACTGGGTCATCGGGCACGAGCACGTCCAGGGCGTCGAAACCGAGGGCTCCAGCGGCAAGGACAAGCGCGACCCGGGCCCGCTGTTTCCCCTCTACGACGTGCGCAACGCGGCCTTCACTGACTCGCCGATCTACGAGCTGGAGTGGTGGGACCTCTTCGTCGGTGACGAGCAGTACGCCGTCACCTGGCGCGACGCCTTCGCCATCGAATACTGCCGCGGCCTCGACGGGAAGCAGTGGCCGGCGGCTGACGCGTGGAACCGCCTGATGGCCGACGTCACCGAGGTGGCGGTGGAGCCTGACCCGCCGCACCCGACGGTGCTCGACACCACGCTGCTGCTCGCGCTCGGCTACTGTGCCGACGAGGGCGCGCCCTGGCCGCCGACGCTCAAGCAGTTCCGCCGCATGGCGGGTCTGCCCGCCAGCGACCGCTGGGACGAGGCCGCGCGCGCAGCTCTGCGCGAGCGCGTGGGGGACCGCGGGCTCACCTTCTCGGGCACCGATCACCTGATCTAGCACCCGGAAAGTCTGGAAAGTTGCGGCATAAGTGGCCGTATATAGTAGCGAAGTACGATTGTCAGGAAAGAAGTTGAAGAGTCTGGAAATGGGCGTATAGTCAAGATAGACACTCCGCAATGAAGCCCCAGGAGGGGCACTAGAGGAGCCCACGATGACCACCGAGACCACCTCCACCACCGACAAGCTCTCCACCGACCGCTGGATGGTCGTGCTCAGTCTGGGCATGGGCGTCGACAGCGCCGCCATCCTGACCCGCTGGCTGCTCGACCCCAGCTCGCGTGACTTCGACCTCGACCAGCTGATCGTCATCACCGCGCAGGTCGGCGACGAGTTCCCCGACACCGCCGAGCTGATGGACAAGCACCTCGTGCCGCTCATGCGCGAGCACAACGTGCGCTGGGTGCAGGTCGCGCGCAAGCAGTACGACGGCACCTACGTCGTGCTCGAGGACAGCCACCAGCCGACCCGCACCTACCTCGAAGGCTGCTACAAGCTCAGCGACGAGATGAAGGCGGCCGGCACGATCCCGACGTCGGGCATGGCGCGCAAGTGTTCCATGCACGCGAAGGGCTGGCCCCTCGACCGGTGGATGCAGGATAACCTCGACGGCCTCCCCTTCCGCCACGTGATGGGCTTCAATGACGACGAGCACAAGCGCGTCGAGAAGGACTCGAGCTTCTCTGGTGAGCAGCGTCATAGCGAGTATCCGCTGCTCGAGTGGCACTGGGGTCGTGAGCGCTGCGAGGACTACCTCCGCGAGACCTTCGGCGAGCCCTGGGCGAAGAGCTGCTGCATGTACTGTCCCTTCGCCTGCAACAAGAAGGGCATCCGCGACCACCTCAACCGCTGGCGCCGGTTCCCCAAGGGCGCGGCCCTGGCGATGTGGATCGAGAACGCGGCCCTCGCTCTCAACGTGCGGATGCCCCTCTTCGCCAAGAACGGCACCGCCCGGAGCTACGTCGAGAAGGACGAGAACGACGAGGCCATGGCCGAGCTGGCCGGCTGCTTCGGCGAGTGCGACGAGAAGGAAGAGTGGGCGCTCTACCACGTGCGGCGCGTCTTCAGTGGCAAGGCTCACGCGGTGCGCAGCGTCGAGGTCGACGTCGTCGGGACCCACACCGAGGCGCGTGAGGCACTGCTCGAGGTCGCCCAGTCCTTCGGCCGCGAGGTCGTCGACGAGGCCGGCAGCGAGCGCGTGTGGATGGCGAAGAAGGCCGACAGCTTCCCCTGTATCGAAGACCAGTACGTCGTCGCCCCGCTCGTCGCCAACGAGAAGGAGAACAAGAGCTTCGCGAAGAAGTGGTTTGACGTCACCGTCGGCATGAGCCTGGTGGCGGCATGAAGGGGGAGACGATGGAGCGCTCTGCAATGTTGGACGAGTTGCAACGACTCGAGCATGACCTGCCGTTCATGGAGCACGAGTTGACCAGCGGCTACGGTACCCAGGAGGAAGTCGACGCTGCGGCCGCTCGTATTGTCGAGCTACGCCGCGCCCTGTACGGCGAGGGAGAGCTATGACGACGGAACAGCGGGTCGACCAGGCCTTCTTCGCGCTCTCGCGCAAGCTCACCGGCAACGAGTGGCAGGGTGCGCTGCCTCGACACGACCTGTGGTCGATCGTCTGCGGCACCGAGGTCTTCTACCTGGCCGATGGCGGCTACAGCCGGGTGGCCGTCGACATGGCGACGCTCGAGGTCTTCCTCTGTCGCGGGTCGAGTTGCGACCCGACGGCCGGAGTGCTCGAGCGATGGGACAGCGCCCAGGCGGAACGCCAGGCGCTCACAGACGCGCTGCGTGCGTGGATGAAGGAGGTGGGTGGTGATTGACGTCGAGAAGAGGAAGGAGTTGCTGCGGGACGCCATTGCGTATCGTCGTGCGGGCGCGCAGCGGTGGCGAACCTGGGCAGCGATGGATGACGTGCAGCGCCAGAGCAACGTGGCCGAGGCTGAGCGGGTCGACAAGCAGGCCGACAAGATGCAGGCCGAGCTGGACGCGCTCGAGGCGGGAGGGTCGAAGTGAGCACAGGACTCGTCGCGGCCCTGGTCGCATTCATCGGTTGCTTCGTCGTCATCGGCGTCGTCGCGTGGCGCGCCTACGTCAAGGAGAAGGCGCTGCCGCGCCTGAGCTGGGGGACGCGCGTGCACGTCGACGACGACCTCGTCGTGCGGCTCTCCGACGTCGAGGCGGAGGCGCAAGAGCTGTTGTCGCAGCTCCACGCCGCCAACCTGCTCACAGCGTCGCGCAGCCGGGAGCACGTCGGCAAGATGACCTTCTACCTCGTCTCACCCAGGCAGGGCGGCGGTGGCGTGCTCGATCCGTGGAACCCGGAGAAGTACCTCGAGGGCATCACCATGAGCCCCTACGAGATTCACGTGACCTGGCGCTGGCCCGGGAAGACTGCGCTCAAGTACGAGCTGATCAACGCGTTACTCTGGAAATTCGTCTCGTCAGACATGGCACACAACGAAGGCAGCCAGGAGCGTGCGCACTGGGACGTGTACCAATGAGCTACTGCACCGCGGGTGAGATCGTCGTCGTCACGCTGATGATAGTAGCGTCGGCGGCTTGGTGCGCGGTTGGGCTCTACTGGTTCTACTACGCAGTCCGAGAGGTTACGAGAAAGTGAATCGGCACTGTCAGATTTCCGCGCGGCCCGCCGTCCTACTCAGTGAAAGGGGACGAGATGAACCGAGCGCGGGCACCACCAAGACAGATCTTACGGGGCTACGGCCCCACGCGCCTGCCTGGTGACGACGGAGGGTAAGAAGATGCAGAGGCCTGTGCACATAGTGACCGAGCGAGACTTCGGGCTCAACCATCGACGTGACGAGGTCTACTGGCGAGCGCGTGAGGTGCTCGGGCGATTCGAGCGCTGCGACATCGGCCGTGTGATCTACGTCGACAGCACCGGACACTACAGCTGCGAGAACAACGCGCAGCGTGAGGCCCGGCGGGAAGAGAAGCCCGACAACGTCATGGCCGCGGAGATCAAGGTGCTCGAGCTGATTGCGCGGCTGACGGCGATCCAGCGCGAAGAGATTGACTTGATGCAGAAGCTCGAGCCGGCCCTGGTCGAGCTGCAACGAAGGGAGGCGCTCTGTGGCCAGTGACGACCAGGCTCGCCAGGCAGCTCGTGATGCGCTCGCCTTCCGTTTCCGGTCGATGGCGCGCGCGGCCGGCGAGATGGGGACGGGGGCCACGCCTGGGCACCACGCGAGGGAGACCGTTGCGTGGTTGCGCCGCGAGGCTGACGCCGCGCTCGTCCAGGCAGAGCGCATTCTGCGGGACGACTTCGACGGAGGGAGAGACGATGACTGACCGTTGCCAGGTGCCCAGGTGTCGACGACCGAGCACGATCATCTACCTCGACAAGGAGATCTGTGACCATCACCTCGAGCAGATGAACACCGTCGAGGGGACCAACCGCGTGCGCAAGAAGCTCAAGCTCCCGCTGCTCGTCGTGCCCCCGCGCCCGGCCGCCCGCGAGCGGCCACGCCGGCAGCTCAGGCGGCAGCCGGTGAGGGCCGCCCAGGGGCCGCTCGGCGACCCTGATCAGCACGATAAGTCTGGAAACTTGGGTGAGAAGTGGTGGAAATAACACGCGAAATACGATTGTCTGGAAATAAGTTGAACTAGCCGCTGATGGGCGTAGGATGAAGGATAGAAGCGAAACCCGGAATGAGGGCTCAGGAGAGCCGCTGGAGGGAGAGACGATGACCGCATTCACCGACATCACGAGCTTCCGCAGTGTCGACCACGTCTGTGACACCGCCCGCGAGATCATCCGCGAGTGTGTCGAGGCGCGGTTCGAGACCCGGCCCAACCCCTTCGAGGTGCGGCCGCTCACCGAGCAGCTCCAGGGCCTCGCCGACGCCATCGGGCACGAGGGTGTGCTGCGGGCGCTCTGTCAGCCCGGGATGCGCGAGGCGCTGACCGGGCTCGACGTCGGCTGCCTCTGCGGTAGCGGGCGCTCGAAGGTGCTCGGCTACGACGAGGCGGGGCTCTATGTCGTCTCCGAGCAGTACCGCCCCGGGGTCTTCGCCGTCCGCTGGGTGAGCCCCTACAACTGCGACGACGCGAAGCTCGAAGACATCATGCCGCGCCTCTCCTGCTTGAAGACGCTCGCCGACGCCAAGGGTGACTACCGGCCCACCATCCATCCCGACGACGCCGGCCACATCCTCTTCGCGAAGAAGTACGATCACGCCGTCAAGCGTCACAACATGTACGTCTTGGCGACCTCGTCGAAGAAGAAGCCGAGCTGGCCCGGTCTCGAGGCTGCCAAGCTCTCGGCTGACGCCGCGCAGGTCGAGGCCGACCGCCGCAACACTGCGCTCTCTGCCAGAGCCGCAGTCAAGCGCGTCCAGGCCAACATCAAGAACAACAAGGTCACGGGCCCCATCGGTGAGCACAAGCGCATTCTCAACGCTGACCCGTCGACGGCGTTCAAGCACGAGGGCAACCTCTACGTCCGAGTGGGCGCGCGCGGCAAGTGGATCGTCATCTTCCAGCGCAGCCTCTCCCAGAGCTACGGCCGGTCGATCGGCTGCTTCGCCCGCGTTGAGTGCGGGACCGCTAACCTTCAGCCGAGCAAGTGAGGGGGACACCATGACGACGACACTGACCACCGAGCCGATCACCGCGATGCTCTACTTCCACGGCGGCCGCGACTGCATCGTCATCGGCGCGCTGCACAGCGGTGCCGACATCTTCATGGCGACCAACCAGGCCGGGCGCTGCTACCTGCTCGGCCGCAAGTCGCAGAAGGAGACCGCGAAGGGCTACACCCAGGCCAAGATGCTCGACGAGCTGGACCTCGCCAAGGGCAAGGTCTACGACGCCGCCCACGCCCTGGAGGTGCTCAAGCAGATCGACGCGCACCTCGACAACATCCGCCGGTCTCTGACCAAGGGCGAGCGCACCAGGGACGAAGAGCGCGGCGCCGCGCGTCACCACTGGCTGGGTTGGGCACCGGAGGAAGAGAAGCGGGCGCGCCTGCTCGAGCTGGGCGATGCGCGCCTGGGCTTCGCCAAGCGGCACGGGCTTGAGGACTGAAACTCTGGAAAATGGCGACCGACGACGGCGCCTGGAGGGACTCACCATGACGACGATCAACGGCTACCGACCCCAGGACTTCCGCATCGGCAAGGTGCTCGACAACGTCGAGGCGCAGGCGAAGACCCTGCCCCACCTCGGTGTGGTCACCGAGACCGAGATCAACCGGCTGGAGAAGGTCGCGAGCAAGCTCCGCTACGAGATGCAGTTCAAGCGCAACGAGCCCGGCCACCCCGGGCACGCGTTGCTCAGCCGCGTCGAGGGCGCCATCGAAGCCTTCCTCGTGCCGTGCAACGGTGAGGCGCACAGCAACGCCTTCATCGACAACTGCATGTGCTGCGCGCCGCGGTGGGGCAAGGTGATCGGTCCCCGCGTCATCCGGCTCGAGGACGAGCCCCTCAAGAACGGCCTGACCCGTGGCCAGGACCGCTTCCTGCGCGCCGCGCTCGAGGCGGTCGACGGCGAGGGCAAGGTCGATAGCTACGACGTGATGGGCGGGCGGTCCATCAACCAGCGTGAGAAGATGCTCGCCCAGTTCCCCAAGGCGGTGAAGCAGCGGCCCGAGCAGTACGGGCGGTACTACGACGTCGACGTCACCGCGGTCGAGTCGCTGCTGGCCGGAGAGAAGCTGTACCGGTAATGGTTGCCGACGACGGCGCCTAGACGGAGGGAGACGAGATGACGCAGCAAGAGATACTCAAGAAGGTCAAGAAGCTCCTGGCGCTCTCGCAGAGCGACAACGCCAACGAGGCCGCGCAGGCGGCCGCTCGCGCGCAAGAGCTGCTCGACAAGTACCAGCTCAGTCGTAACCTGCTCGACATCGACGCGGCTGACGACGAGGACCGCGCCGGTGACGACGAGCCCATCTTCGACTTCTCGTCGAAGGGCGCGCCCCTCGACGATCCCGGCACCAAGATGCCCAGGTGGCGCGGGTCGCTGGCCACGGTGGTGTGCCGCGCGAACAGCTGCCGTGCCTACCAGGAGACCTACTACATCGGCACCAAGGCGAAGACGCGGATCGCCATCGTCGGGCGCCCGTCTGACGTCGAGAAGGTCCGCTACCTGCACGCCTTCCTCGTGCGTGAGGTCAAGCGTCTCGTCGACCGCGACGGCCAGGGCTGCGGCATCACGTGGCGTAACAACTACTGCATCGGTGTCGTCGACACCATCCGCCGCGAGTTGAAGCTCAGCAAGTCGCGCGCGGCCGACAAGCTGCGGCGTGACGCCGGCGGCGACATGTTCGCCCTGGTGCGGGTCGACAAGGCGCTGGCCAGGCTCGAGAAGCGTAGCGCCGATGTTGACGCCTGGGTCGAGGCGAACCTCAAGCTCGGGTCGGTGAGCGGCAGCAGCGCGCGCGGCCATTGGGGAGCGCGGCAGGCCGGGCAGCGGGCCGGCAAGGAGATCAGGATGGGCGGCGCCCGTGGCGCGCTCGGCAGCGGGAGGAAGGCTCTGACGAACTGACGAGCTGCAATTCCCCTCGCCGACGGCGACGTGGGCGAGGGGGGTGGCCGCTGGTCAATCAACCCAGGAGGCCGTCACGACGACGGCCAGAGGGAGAGGCGATGACGACGAAGCAGAAGAAGAAGGCCGCGAAGAAGACGAAGCGCGCGAAGGCCAAGAAGCTCACCCTGGCGGAGGCGCGCAAGCAGCTCAAGTCGATGGGTGTGGAGATGCGCCGCTTGCAGATCGCGACATCGGACAAGGACGGGGAGCTGAGCGACCTGCGCGGGCGCTACAGCAAGATTCACATCGCGCTGCACGAGGCGGAGCACCGTCACACACACCGCACGCACGAGATGCTGCTCGGGTTCGCCTGCGGCATCGGCTGCGACGTCGATCCCGACTACGGTTGCGACCTCCAGCAGTCCGTCGTCATCCTGCCCGACTACGACGGCACCCACAAGGGTAGCAGGCTCATCGTCGTGGCGGCGAACGGTAACGTCTACCACGCCACCGTCACGGACGTGAAGTAGGAGAACGAGATGAAGATCAAGATCCACGGCCAAGCCGTGCTCATTCACGACAACGAAGGCAAGCTGCTCCAGGCGTTCTCCTACGACACCTGCCTGGCGGCGCGTTCGCCGAAGGGCACCGCCATCGTCAACGTGACGTCGTTCTCGGTGACGACGAGCAAGCACCAGTCCAAGGTCTGGGACGCGCTCGGCACCGAGCGCACCATCCGCGTCAAGGCGCCGATGAACGCCGAGCCCGCCGACCTCGTGCGCCTCGCCAGCGAGGTGGTCAACGGAGGTGCGTCGTGAGCGACGCCTACGCGGTGACCTGGCAGGGCAACGTCTACTGCGCCGGGTGCATCCCCGACGGCCCACCGAAGCTCGAGGCTCAGCCGCTGCTACCGTCGGCTGTCGTCGACGACTACCCCAGCTGCGACGTGTGCGGGGAGTTGCACGACTACATGCAGCTCGAAGTGGCGGGTGAGAGTCCGCGCGAGCTGGTGCAGCTCGCGATCGATGACCTCGACAGGTTGCTCGAGCGCGCGAGCTTCGTGCCTGGCGCCGATCAGCCGCGGCGGGTCCGAGCTGTCAACGCAACCCAGTCCAGGCTCGGCGCGCTCGAGCGGAGGATCAAGCAGGATGACTACACGGACACCGAAGCGCAGCGCGACCTCGCCTGGCTCCAGACCACTGGTGACACCGTCAGACAATGGCTCGGGTGAGGGTGTGCCGACGAAGGTCCGGCCGGGCGGCAAGCCCTTCGTCCAGACACTGCATTGCGATGCCGTGCACGCACTGCGCGCGATGG